TCTCCGAAGGTCAGCAGCTTGCTCCATCTGCATTCGAGGTCTTCCGGCGTGGTGGGGTTCGGCAGTCTGTAGGTTCTCATTGCTTCGTTGATCGTCATGTTCGTGTCCTCCGTTTGCGTTGTTTTCCCTTTCGGTATGTACATATATCACTCTGAAAGCACATAATATCAAGTCATTTTCGAGAAATATATGTACCAGATATCCGCCCCGGAAACTGTGTAGATTATTCCTCTTCGCCGGTCAAAATGAAGCGGACGTATTCCTTCCGATGCTCCTCCAGATAAGTGACCAGTTCGTAGAAGTCCCGCTCATAGGCAAGGCGCTGTACCATGTTCACATCGAACATATTGGTAAGCCCGGTGTCCCGGATGGCGAGAATCTGTTCCTTAATCGTCTGCGTCATCGCTGCACACCTCCAATCCCTGTACCAGCTTGGCATAAATGGTGGTATAGCGTTCGCATTCCGCACCTTCCGTGCCTGCGATAGCCTGCAGGAAGAAGTCGGCGGCATCCTTGCGGGAATCCCACACCTTTGTCTCTTTGTAGCAGATGGTCGTGACGGTATCGAGCTTCTTAACGATATCCTCGCCGTAGACCACGTTCAGTCCGCTGCCGTTGTCCCAATGCATGACCGTTCCTTTCGTGCCGGGAGCGGGAGCCTGCGCATCGTCCATCTTCACAAGTTCCACCCGTGTTCCGACAGGATACTGCCTGCGGATGCGCTCCACAGTCTCTTTACTCGGAAATCTCATGGTCGGCACCTCCGTTTCTGAAAGCCGAGGAACCTGTGAGGTTCTTCAGCAGGATTTTTCTGTCGGTCTTGTAGTCCGCTCCGATGAAGCCGAGGCGGAGGAGAAAGCAGCGGAATGCGTATTTCTCGTTATCGACAGCCTTTTCGGTTGCCGTCACCCTTGTGGCGTTCTTTGCCATCTCGGACAGCTTGCTGATGAAGTTTGTGTAGGCGTGTACCGTATCCGCATTGACCTCGGTGAACCAGGGGAAGGAGACCCTCTCGTCCGTTACCTCGATGGGAAGGGCATCCGCGCCGATGGCTTTCTTGATGAGCGCCGCCTTGCTTTCCACGATCCGCCTAAGATTGTCGAGCGCGGTTTCCGTGAAGAAGCTCCTCGGCATTTCGATCGTAAGCACGTCCGTGTTGGCCTGCGCCGCGGTTTCTGTCGGCTCCTCGGATTCTTCCTCAAAGCCGTCCTGCGCCTCGCATTCAAAACCTGCGGCGGCGATAGCCTCAAGCACCTGCTCGACCTCCTCGCTGTCTGCACGGTCATCGAAGAGGAGCGTTCCGTCCTTGGTGACCGTGAAGTAGTCGATCTCGTAGGCTGCCGTGGGCATTCCCATGTACTTTGCCTTTGCGCCTGTGGCATCGGCGATTGCCTTTACCAGTTCCTTGCGCCTTGCGCCTGTTACGTTGTAGTTTACCTGCATTGCGTTTACCTCCGTTTTCGCTTGTTTTCTGTGCCGTGCGGCTGTTATATACATCACTCTAAAGCCCGGAAATAGCAAGCGAATAACGGGATTTTTCGATGTAGAATAACCGCCCGATTACAAGCCCTCATTCTGTGAGTAATACACAATACCCGCAAGCACGAAATGAACGCACGGCAAGGCGACGCCGTTGCCCCACAGCTTATACTCGGCAGAGTCAGCGTGAGGGCTTTTCAGCCACTTGATGATCTGGGCGTCCGTTTTCGGCTTGGAGGATGTCCCCATGACCTTGCGGTGCGTTTCAAACACCTCGCGCCAGAACGCCACATCTTCATCGGTCGGCTCATCCGTGCCAAGGTCATCGCACCACCAGTCGGGAAAGCCCTGGAGCCTCGCACATTCGGTCGGCGTGAGCCTGCGCACGATGTAGTAGGGTTCCTCCGATACGGTCGGCGGGTCCTTATAATCCGTAGCGACCAGCGTGTTCGCCACATCCTCCTCCGCCTCGGTGTGGTAGGAGTTCTTGCTCGTGGTATAGACGGGATGGGCGACTGCGCCCGGTCCCTTTGCCACCATCGTAGGCTCGACTTCCTCTTCGACCGCGATGCCGAACTGTGCGTTCTGTCCCATGTTATAGGTAGCGCGGTCGATGCCGTAAGCTACGCCGTGCTGCTCGGTGGCATTCAGCGTAAAGCTGACATCCTCCTCGGAAAAACCGCATCCCTTGTGGGACGGTCTTGCGCCGTTGCCTTCCAAAGCCACGACAGCCATGCCTCCCTGGTTGCAGGAGGGATTGCCTCCGTTGCCGTCAAGCGTCCGAGAGGTATCCGCCTCGTAAATCCCGCTGTGGGGATTGGAAGACTTCATGGCATTGGAGTCCTTGGAGCAGATGCCGTAAACGGTCGGAACGAAAAGCGTCTGGTCGTTATTGCATCCGAGCGTGGCAGACTTGTTGTCCTGAATGAGCGCACCTTTGCCGCCGCCTTCACAGCCGGAGCGTATTTTCAGCGTCTTAGGCGTTTCCACCACGAAGGGCTGATTGTTGCCGCCCGTTCCGTAGGTTGACATGACCGTGGGAGCAACATCAACGGGACCGGTGTATCGGGTGTCCTGACTGTGGTTTTCGTAAACGGCAGCGGGAACGGTGCCTGCCCGTAGCGTCGGGGATGTCTCTTCCTCATATCCGATGGAACGGCTCTTTGCCGAATGCTCGGTGCAGAAGCCCGCCGCACCCATGACCACAGGAGGATGCCCATGATCCTGCGCACGGAGCGTACCTGTCACATCCTCGGACACATCCATGCGGTCGCCGCCCTGGTCGTTTAAGCAGACAGTGCCTGCCTCTCCAGAGCCTTCCGGAGAAGAACCGGCAGTTCCTTGCCACGAGCGGAAGCCCTGCGGAGTATACCCAGACAGGCCTTCGGACTCAAATAGTATTTTTCCGGCACATTGGCCTGCAAAATCTGCGACAAGGTAGATGCGTTTTCTTCGCTGGGGAACTCCCCAGTATTGAGCATCAAATACCCGCCATGCGACGGAGTAATCGTCTGCCACGATACATCCTGCGTTTGGCCATTTCTTCGGTCGAGGAGTATCAGTTTCACTGTCCTTGACCCGGCAGATTTCATCGAGGACGGCTTTGAAGTCCTCGCCTTTGTTGGAACTGAAAGCGCCTGGGACGTTTTCCCAGACGATGTATCTCGGATATTTTCCATTGGTTGCACACCTCATTTCCTTTACGATTCGGACGGCTTCATAAAAAAGCCCGGAGCGGTTGCCGTCCAGACCTTCACGCTTACCCGCGATGCTCATGTCCTGGCACGGCGAGCCGAAGGTGATGATGTCCACGGGAGGGAGTTTTGCTCCGTCTATAGCGGACACGTCACCGTAGTGTTTCATGAACGGCAGCCGCTTGGTGGTCACCCGAATAGGAAACGGCTCGATCTCCGATGCCCACAAGGGATTAATGCCGGAAATCAAGCCGCCTAAAGGAAAACCGCCGGAGCCGTCAAAGAGACTGCCGAGCGTCAATTTATTCTGTTCCATCGGGGAGTTCCACCTCCTTCACAAGGTCGGCGTAGGGTATCTGTTTCCCGTTCCGCTCCACAAAAATATCCTCCGGCGCGATACCGTTTTCCACGGCTCTGCGGAGGATGACCGATGCGTACTTTTCATCCAGTTCCATCATGTGGCAGATGCGGTTCGTCTGCTGACATGCCATCATGGTGGAACCGCTCCCGCCGAAAGTATCGATCACGATGGCGTTCTCCTGTGAGGAATTGCTGATGGGATACCCCAAGAGGTCAAGCGGCTTTGAAGTCGGATGGTTGGCGTTGCGCTTGGGCTTGTCATAGTTCCAGATGGTGGTCTGCTTGCGGTCGGAGTACCAGGGATGCTTGCCGTTCTGCAAAAATCCGTACAGGACAGGCTCATGCTGCCATTGATAGTCCGAGCGCCCAAGCACGAGGGAGTTCTTCACCCAGATGCACACGCCCGCCAGATGGAATCCGGCATCAATAAACGCCTTTCGGAAGTTCAAGCCCTCGGTGTCCGCATGGAAGATGTATGCCGCGCCGCCTTTTTCGAGCGAGTCAGCCATGCACTTGAATGCGGAAAGCAGGAAAGCATAAAACTCATCATCCTTCATGGAGTCGTTCTGTATGGTCAGTCCGCTGGAACTCTTAAAGGACACGCCATACGGAGGATCGGTCACGATGAGGTTGGCTTTCTTGCCGTCCATCAGTTTTGCGACATCCTCTGCGGAAGTGGCGTCCCCGCACATCAGCCTGTGTCTGCCGACCGTCCAGATATCCCCGCGTTCCACGAAGGAGGCTTTCTCCAAAGCGGCGGTAAGGTCAAAGTCGTCATCCTTGACTTCCGATTCCTTGTCCCCGGCAAAGAGGTCGGCAATCTCGTCCGCCTCGAAGCCTGTAAGGGAGACATCGAAGTCCGCACCCTGCAGGGACTCGATCTCGATGCGCAGGAGTTCCTCATCCCATCCGGCGTCCTGGGCGAAACGGTTGTCGGCAATGATGTATGCCTTTTTCTGTGCCTCGGTCAGATAGTCCACGAACACACAGGGCACCTCGGCGATGCCTTCTTCTTTCGCCGCAAGAATACGACCGTGGCCGGCGATTACGCCAAAGTCACGGTCGATGATGACGGGATTAATGAATCCGAACTCACGGAGAGAGGAGCGGAGTTTTGTGATCTGTTCCGGCGAGTGTGTCCGCGCGTTATTTACATACGGTACGAGTTTCGCAATCGGAACGAGCTGCATTTCAGTCGTTGTCTTGCTCATATTTCTCCACAGCCTCCTTCAGTTCTCTGTACTTGTCGCTATGCTCCCAGGCGGGATAGCCGTTGCCGAAATGCCCGTATGCGGAGTAGTCGGCAAAGGAACATCTGCGAAGTGAAAAGTCGTTGATGATGGCGGCGGGACGCATATTGAACACATCGTTTACCGCCTTGGCGATGATGTCATCGCTGACCTTGCCCGTGCCGAAGGTGTCAACCTGGACGGCCACGGGATCAGCCTTGCCGATGGCATAGCTGATAGCTACCTGGCATTCCTTCGCAAGGGACGCCGATACGATGTTCTTTGCGATGTACCTCGCCATGTATGCGCCGGAGCGGTCGACCTTCGTGGGGTCCTTGCCGGAGAACGCGCCGCCGCCATGAGCACCGAGTCCGCCGTAGGTATCCACCATCAGTTTTCTGCCCGTGAGACCTGTGTCCGCGCCGGGGCCACCCTCCACGAATCTGCCGGAGGGATTGACGAGGATTTCCGTGTCCGCGTCGAAGGGGAACTTCTGGAACACGGGATGCAGCACCTCGGAGATAATCTCGTTCTTCAGCACATCGAGGTCTTTGTCCTTGTTATGCTGAACGGAGACCACGATGGTCTTTACGCGCTTTGACTTGCCGTTCACATATTCCACGGTGACCTGCGCCTTGCCGTCCGGCCTGATGCCCCGGATGATGTTGTCGCGCCTTACCGAATCCAGTCTTTTACATATCTGGTGTGAAAGAAGGAGCGGCAGCGGAATATACTCGTCCGTTTCATCGGTGGCGTATCCGTAGACGGTGCCCTGATCGCCAGCACCGAGGTGAGCGTAGCAGGAGGTGTCGCCGTTTCTCGCCTCCACGCTCAAATCCACGCCGCCAGCGATATCCTTGCTCTGCTTATGCACAAACACATAAATCAGATAGGCGAAAGGATTGTAGCCGAGCTTCTGCAAAGCCCTGCGCACCTCATAGCGGATATCCACACTTTTCGAGCAGGAGATCTCGCCAGCCACGATAATGCGGTGCCGTGTCGCCATGACCTCGCAGGCCACGCGGGAGGATTTGTCCTTGTACAGACACGCATCGAGGATGCTGTCGGAAATAAAATCGCAGAGCTTGTCGGGATGCCCTGCGCATACGCTTTCAGCCGTTTTGTAAGTTTTCATGTCAGTTTCCTTTCCGAGCGGACAGGAGCCGCTCCATCAAATCGTCCTGTGGGCTTCTGCCGCCGTATTCCACGGAGCAGTTTTCCTTCACAATCTGGTAAATCTGATACCAGACCTGATTGACCTGTTTCATGTAGGTCTGGCTCATCGCCACATAGGGAGAAGCAATGGCGTTGCCCGTGGTGGGATGCTTGGCGAGGAATCCGAACTCGGAGATTGCCTCCTCGCACTGTATCCATCTGGAAACCGACATGGCGTACTGTTCGATCAGCTGGTTGTTTACTAACATTTCACAGCCTCTTGCCTTGAGCCAGTTCCAGGTATCGCGGTAGACTTCCTCGGCACACAGGTCTTTGCCGTTTTTCTGCGTCGCTTTCAGGTACTCCTTCACAGGCGGCACGTCCACGCCCTCGATCTCCGCAGGCGCAGGGAGTACCATTGCCGCATCCGCGGTTCCGTTATTGATTTTGTCCACGAGAGCCTTTCGTTTCGGACCCGTACCGGGACGGGGTCCGCCTCTCATCGTTCCGTCTTTTGCCACTAAAATCACCTCGCTTTTGGCGGGCAGGGGTTAATACCCCGTTTGAATAGGAATTTTTACACGCGTGACCCCAGGCCGCTGTCCGCTATAGGTCCCGCAGAGATTTTGACCGCCCTACCGGTCGCCCATCTCGATGTGAATCCTGGTGTGGCACGACTGACAAAGCGACATCAGATTGCTTTCCCTGTGGTCGCCGCCTTTTGAGATGGGAACGATGTGATGCACTTCCTCGACGGGAGTGTACCTTCCTTCCTTGAGGCAGCGTTCACAAAGCGGGTGTGCCGCGGCATAGCGGTCGCGGATTCTTTTCCAAGCCCTGCCGTATTTCTTGTTGCTGTCGGGAGACCGTTCGTAACGGTTGTAATCCTCCCGCACGGCTTTCCTGTGTTCCTCACAATAGGGACCGTCAGAGAGCCGACCGCATCCCGGATAACGGCATGGTCGTTTCGGTTTTCTCGGCATCAAATCACCTCGCTTTCCGGGCATGAAGAAAGCCCCACGGGATTGCTCCCATGAGGCTTCTTGATTCTGCTCCGCTGATTATATACTACCATAAATATAAGGTGGGTATTGCTGTGCAAAACCGGGCATTTTCGGCGCGGCTATATCCTGATGCAGTCCTCCGGCACGGTGATGTGCTGCAAGGCTCTGCCATGCCAGCGTCGGATGGTGCTTTCATCCGCATAGAGCGTGTCGCCGATCTGCTCCCATGTCCAGTTGTGGATATAGCGGTAGCGGAGTACCATCTGTTCATCGGGATTCTCCACCTGGTCGATGACGGTACGAATCTGTTCTTTCAGATCGACCAGCTTGTCGATCTCCGCATTGATTTTCTGCTCCAGTTCCCATACACGCTCAAGGCAGCGGACGAACGGCGCCTCGGTCGGACGATTGGGATTGTAATGCTCCTCGAAGCCGGGTGAGCCGACGCTCGATGCCATTTCACGGAGCCTTGCAGCCTCCGCTATATCGCTATTTATTTTCTGGTCAAGCCTGTAGGCCTGTTTCAAATATTCTTTTGGCGTCATGATTTCAGACCTCCTCTTTGAGTTTCCTTATGAGCATCTCGCCGTCAACTTCCGTGAGGCACTTGTACCAGTCGGAGCGGAAGAACCGCTCGATGGAATCTATCTCAGCCTGGGCGAGATGGTTACGTGGGTTTCTTTTCAGTTTTCGTGCGGCGGCGCGGTAGTCCTTTGCCGCCTGGATGATGATGGCGTTCGCCAGTTTCTCATACGGGTCCATCGCCACCTCCATTCCCGTGACCTGTGACCTCACGGCAGTCGGTTGTAAAATATCTGATCCTGTATCCCTTGTTCACGGCGCGGTCGTATTCAGCCTGCATCCCTGCGGAATATTCCGAGCCAAAAATCCAAACTTCAGAGCATTTGTCCATGAACACGTTTCCAAAGGAAAGCCCAAGGGAGCGTTCAGAGGGATTCTCGTCATTTAAAAACTGCGGAAAGAACAGGTGCGCCGCGAAGGGCAGGTATCCTTTATCGACCGCGTATCTGCAATATTTCTGCGCGGCGAGGATGTTCCTTACGGTATCTCCGGCATAAGGGCTGCAGATATAGACGATAGTGCGGCTTTCGGCGGCAGCCTGTTTCCTTGCCTTTGCGTTTGCCTTGCGGATGGCCTTCCTGCGGTCGCTTTTTTCTTTCCTGTCGCACTTTGCGAGGACGGCGCCTGCGGTCGGATCGTAGTAGCCTTCCGAGTTGCGGTATATGTTATTTGGCATTCTGATTCACCTCCAGTTCGGTAATTTCGATGTATATGCCGGTCGGCTCATCCGACCAGCGCTTTTCCACGGTCTCCCTGACGACCTGGGCATCGTCCTTCCAGAATTCGCATTTCGTCATGCAGTCCTTGAGGAGCTTCTGCAAATTGTCGGTATCCGGCTTGGTCACCCGCCAGTCGCCGTTCTTATGGGATTTGCCCTTCGGGAAGAGCCACAGCACCGTCAGCGCAACGGCTCCCTCTATGGGCTTGTCCGGCCTGTGAAGGATAAGGTGACCTGTCAGCAGCTTCTTTGCGTCCTTCACGGGAGCGGGATCGTAAAATATCGGTTTGCCGTTTACGATGCGCACCTGCTTTTCCTGCGCGGTAGCGGTCGGCGGCTTCATTGCTATAAAAAATTCCATTTTCTACACCTCCGTGTATCCTGGTTTATTCCATTCTGTTTTCGTTACCGTTGCGCTCCGCAGAAGTGGAAGGGCAGGCTATGCAGCCCTTTCCACTTTGGGAGTGTAACGACCGTTCTTCTGTCTATGTCTTTATATAGACAGCGTAGAAGAAGAAAATCGGATCAGCCGTTTTCCGGGTCCGCCTTTGTGATGACGCCCTTGTCGAGAGTGAACTCGCCACCCATTTTCTTGAGCCTTGCGTACACAGTCTTGTCGATCACGTTCATGTAACCCGCCATATCCCTGACGGTGACCTTTCCGTCCACATTGACGGCGGCGAAGGCGGTGCGGAACTCCTCGGCGGCATCCTCCGGCGTCTTGCTCTTCGGATTATTGAGCCGTCCTGCCTGCGGAGTACCCTGTGCCGGCATTGCGCCGAGCGTTCCCTTGTCATCGACCTTATGGACCGGGTACTCGAACCAGAAATTGACGGGCTTGATGTTCGGGAACTCACGGAGCGATGATTCCAGCCGCCATGCGGTCTCGTTGCCGTCACGGACGTTGTTTGCGATATCCTCGGAGAGTTCCAACTGAATCATGTCAAGCTGGGCATCGGGATCGCGGGCGAACACGCCGGAGCCTGACGCTCTGTCCATCGCCTTCTTCATTCCCTGCGCACCCTTTGAGTGATGATGGCAGTAAATCGTGCTGCACCCGGTTTCCGTGCAAATCTTGTCGAACTGGTTACAGAACGCGCCCATTTCGGAGGCGTTGTTCTCATCACCCGTGATGACCTTGTAAATGGGATCGATAATGATGGCGTCAAAGTGCTGATCCCGCACACGGCGGATGAGTTTCGGCACAAGCTGGTCGAGCGGCACGGCATGACCTCTGAGGTTCCATATCACGATGCTGTCCGCATTCTTTATGGGAAGACCGAGAGCCTCGTAAATCTTGAGGAAACGGTTGATCGCGCTTGCCGGATCGATCTCAAGGTTCACATAGAGGACTCTGCCTTTCTTGCACTGAAAGCCGAGCCAGGGCTTGCCCTCCGCAATAGCGATGCACAGTTCCATGAGAAGAAAGGACTTCCCGGCTTTGGATGA